AAAAAGAAAGCTCTGGTTAAGGAACTAAGAGAGTTCTCTAAGACTACCATCAAAGCTTTAGATGATATAATCATCCCAGAGTAATAAAAGGTTAAAAGAATAGATGGATTAGAAGAGGGAGGGAGTTATGGATTTATTGAAGTGGCTTTCAAAGACGAAGTCGGAAGAAATAGTTGTAAAAATTTTAAAGAGTAAAAGCGATTTAAAAAGCAGTATTCCTATTACTGTCGGAGATATCCAAAGAGGGGTGGCAGTAGATGAAACAGGCTATGAAAATGAAGTAGTGTTGTTTCTTAGGAAAAATAAAAAGGATAGGTAGGAGGTAATAATGCTAGGTAATATGTTACAAGGAAGAGAACAGCAGTATGTAGCCTCTAAAGATGCTACAACAAATACGTGGAGGATTTTAGATACATGGCATGAGGCTCTAAAAAGTTTAACTGCAGAGGACGAGATACCTGATGATTCCCTTGCTGTAAATATTTTAAAAGAAGGTGAATTCATCGCGTTAATTAAAGAGGCTGCTCGATTGGGGGTTCTAGAAAACGCTGCTTTTGGGACGGGAGAGGCAGAGTTAGAAGCAACAATTCTTGATAAAGACCAGGAGATTCAAAAACTTAATGAACAAATTCTTCATTTACAAGAAGAAAAGTCAGAAGTAGTCCGAAATGTTTCCCATTCTAAAGAATACGATTTAAAAGAACAGGCCATGGCTTCGATTTTAAAGTTAGTATCAATGCAAGATATGGCAAACTTAGCTGATAATAAAGAGGACTAAATGGAAATTAGAAGAGGTTTGGTAAAATATAAACAGAACCGCCTTCTAGAAGCGAGGATTACGTTATGAAACTTTCTGAATATCTCCCTGAAGTCCCGGCTATGGCTCAGCAAATGACTGACTTGAATAGTCAGCTTAATATGTTACAGTTAATGAAGGCATCAGGGGATACTGGACAAGCTCCTACTATAGGACTAGACCATGTAGTTAATACATGGGTACGTCATCAAATGGCCTATCGGCAGCAACTTGTAATGGATTTACAAACTATTACTATGTCTGTCGAAGAAGTTAGAGGCCCTTTAAACCATATAACTAGTGAGGTATTTAGACGAGGAACCGAGTGGGTGCCTGACCATAAAAATACCGATGCTGCTCAATTGGCTACATTTAAGAAATTTATGAAGAATTGTAATGTATTTGACCAAAGTTTAGAAGAAGTTTTACGGCAGTTTCACTTCGATATAAATTCCATTGACGATGGATTTTTATACTTAGCCAAAGAATATAAGCATGCGAATGACGGGAAGCTTAGGTCTAAGATTAAAGAAGTACGTCGTTTGAATCCTGCCCTAGTAGAATTTGATTTGGATGTGGCGGGGCTTCCTAAAAACATGCATTTTATTTGTCCTATTCATAGAGAGGCTGTACAAGATTCAGTTAGGCCGTGTCCTGAAAAGGATTGCCAACTTGCATGTCAGCCAGTCATGTATAAATATTATCATAGAAATCAACATATATATTTTTATGATTCTGAGATTATACACGTATCTAAATTCGCCCCATCCGAAACATATGGTTGGAGTCCTATTCTAACCATCTTTGAAAAAGCTTTGACTCTTATTGGAATGGATAAGAATTTATATAGATATTTCTTTGAACGAAAGATGCCTTCCAGTATGATGTTAGTATTTACTGATGATGCTGAAAGTCTTAGGAGGGAGAGGGCGCACTTAGCAGCCCAAACTAGGATTGACCCTAACTTCATTCCAATGGTAGCTGTGTCTTCTAAGAATAATAGAGGACGAGTAGATATGGTACGGCTTTTCCATACACTACAAGAAATGGATTATCTACCTGTACGTGAAGAAATACGAGAACGTGTTGCAGCTATGTGGGGCGTTACTCCTGCATGGCAGGGCGCACCCGAAGCATTTGGTGGACTATCTACACAGACTCAACAATTGATTGTTATGAGTAGGGTAGTTGAAGGTGACCAGCGGTTGTTCCATGAAAAAGTATTTCCTACTTTGTTAGAAGAATTCGGTATTACTGAGTGGAAATTGAAGTTAGGACAACCTGAAGAAAAAGCTGAAGCTACCCTAATTAGCTTTGCTCAACAACGGGTAGCGGTAGCAAGCCAACTAAATCAAATGGGCTTTACTATTAAATTACAGGATGATGAAGAGATGTCTATGGAAGACACACGATTCGTGGTTTCTGGAGAAGCCGTATCCATGACACAGCTTCAAGGGGAACAAACCGCTATGCAGCTTAACCAACAAATTGAACAACAGGAACAACAAGAAGCAGCAGGTGCGGGAGTGGCTGTGCCAGAGGAAGCGGTAGGAGGTGAGGCTCCAGCAGAAGAAGAAGCTGTGGGAGAAGAAGGCTAATGGCTACAAATGAAACAATGGAAACATTGATGAAGCGTCTGGACGCATTAGAAGCTTTAGTTACAAAAGAATTTACTCCTGATTGGAGAGCTAAAGGGCCAGACAAAGAACGTGATATAGATAAATATGCGGAAGCTAGGAAACGTAAAGGAGAGAATAGAACTTGGGGAATTAAAGAAACAGGGGGAAATCCAAGAGTTATACAAAATTCTCAACCTACTACTTGGATAGACTCTTTAATTGCTCAGGGCTTTACTGCGCCAATGATTAAAGAGGTAACTTCAGATGGTAAACAGATGTGGTTTTTAAGTAATGGAATTGATTATATAGCTAACTTAGGGACGTTAGGAAGTGTGTTTGTTGAAAAGGCTACATTTAAACCCGTACCAAATTTACGCAAAATAAGTCGTAAACCTGAAACTCCTTCGGAACCCGTAATTTCACTAGATGAAATGATAGAGGATGTCTAATGATTAGACGAAAAACGTTATTAGAAAAATTAATGGTAGGTGCTAGATTTGAGGGTGTACGACCTAACATCCCTGTTTATAAACCCGTTGGTTCTAAGAAGTTGGTTCGTAGATTACATGAAGATGATGTTGAGTTACAGAAGTTTATTACAGCTATAATAAGTGCGCTAGGAAGTGCTGCTTCTGCGGCTGGAAGTGCTGCGGCTAGTGCGGCTGGCGCGGCTGGTGGCGCGGCTGGTGGCGCGGCTGGTGCGGTTGGTGGCGCGGCAGCAAGAGGTGCTGCTGCAGCGGGAAGAGGCGCTGCTGCAGCGGGAAGAGGTGCAGGGCGTGGCGCAAAAGCAGGTGCCAAGGAAGCGGGGTGGGGTGCTTTGGACGCTGCTAGTAGTGGTGGTGAAGCTCCTGTAGCGGGAGAAGTTCCTGAAGCTACACCTTCCACACAAGAAGAACCAGAAGATGAAATGGAAGAAGAAGCAACAGCAGATGCACCCGCTGCTCCCACAAAAACAGCAGATGCACCCGCTGCTCCCACAAAAGTAGACCAAGCTATTGCTGAGATACAAGCATTAGGGAAATCAACTGAATATCCTTCTAATAATCAAGCCTCTGAATATCCCCCTACTCATGGAGGTTTATTGGGGCCTAAACGAATAGATTGGAAGAAGAAAAAACATACAGACATTGAAAAAGAAGATGGAGGAGCGGGGGCTTTAGCTGGAGGAGGAACAGTATTTACATCTACTAATGCTGGTATATTCACTCCTACATATGGAGGAGATGATAAGAAGCCCAAGAAAAAGCAAAAGAGTACTGGGATTGAGCGTTTAGGAAGATTTCTAACAGACGGTTCTCCAGTTAAATTAAAAGATTTAGAAAAAAGTTCAGTATTAAATTTAACAGAATTATTAAATGAGGTGAGATTAGATTTGCGTAAGGAAAAGAAACAAGTACTATACGGTTCTAAACCAGTTGAAGATGACCCACCACAGATGGTGGAACGTAATAACCCTTCTCCAGAACATAAAGAACCTAAGAAACAAGCTAAGATGCCTAAATCTGAGGAAGAAAATAGAAGGGATAAACTTATGGACGAAGAGAAACAACGAAATAATGAGAATATAGAACCACATGTTTTGAACTTACAACAGTGGGGAAGTGGAAATGTGGAGTCAGATAATTTGAAACGTGGGGCAAAAGATGATATACTTACCCCACCTCCCGAAAGTGGTGAAGAAGAAAAGGAAACAACTATTCCAGAAGACCCAGATTTAAAGGTAGTAGGTACTGAGGGCTATGAAAAGTATCTTAAGAATCTACAGAAAATGGAGGAAGATGGAGAGGAGGTATCAGTAATGGAGGCTTTTTGGAAAGCGGTTAACGATGACGAATAAGCATAAACGAATATTAAGCAATCTTTGTCCAAAGTGTAAGGGAAGTATGATTATGAATGCAGATAAGGATATCGCATGCATGATGTGCGGTAAAGTAGTCATAGTAAGGAGGAAAGTATATGATTCCAGAAACAGCAAAGGACGAGTTAATAAAGAAACGATTAGCAGGGGATACGTGGACAAGTTTAGTGAAATGGGTGAACAGCGAATTAGGTATCTCGGTTCATCGCACAACGCTTCAACGATGGTACGACAAAGAGGTTTGTATAGAAACGGCTAACCCAGAGGATATAGAACTAGATACAGTCGATGATAGAATAAAATTAGATAGAAAAGCCGCTACCTATAAAGCTGAGATGACTCATTATAAAAAACTTTATGAGAATAGTTTAAAAGAAACAACCCAAGAAGAATCTATTTTAGAAGCTATTACAAAGTTGACTATTCCCTTTGCGGGACAAAAACCTTATGTGAAAAAGGTTCCTGTAGGTTCTACTAAAGGAAGTACTCCTCAGACTGTTGTTGCCCCCCTCTGTGATACACATATAGGGGAACATGTAGATTATGAAGAAATGGTGGGACTTAACTCATATAACTTTGATATCTTTAATAAAAGATTATATGGCTGGGCCAGTCAATTATTAACTCTAGTAGAGTTACGAAGACAGTTTGTACCTATTGAGAAGTTAACTATTCCTATGCTTGGAGACATGATTAGTGGGGATATTCATGATGAATTAATCAAGACTAATCTTGACAATTGTTTACAGCAAATGATTCGTGGGGCCAGTTTAATTTCTCAAGCTTTAATGTATTTAGCTCCCCACTTTAAAAAAGTTGAAGTTTCATGTGTAGTTGGGAATCATGGGCGCATGGCACGTAAACCTCCCATGAAGAATAAGTATATGGATTGGGATTATATGTTATATCAATGGGTAGCAGCATTCTGTAAAGAACAGTCAAACATTACTTTCCATATTCCAAAGAGTTATATGAGTATTATTGAAGTTTGTAATCGAAACATCTTAATAATGCATGGGGATAATATAGCAGGTGGTGGAAGTATTACATCTGTAACAAGATTATTGACTTCTTTAAGGTCGATTGTACAATTTAGAAAAGGTTTAGAAGATGAAATTGAACGACTTAATGGAACGTCGTCAAAACGATTACCTACCACATTTGATTCTGTAATGATGGGACATTTCCATAGGTGTGATGAATTAGATATAGGTACGGGCCAAGCTTTGATTTGTGGTTGTATGAAAGGTGGAGATGAATTTGCTCTACAACGACTAGGAGTAATTACTAAGCCACAACAGATAGTTACTTATTGGCATCCTAAATATGGAATGATTGGTAAGGAAACTATTTACTTAAATAGATATGATAGAACTAAAAGTAATTTTACAGATACATTATCTGAAATTTGGATAAATAATTCTTTTTCTGTAGTATAATGAAATTGGGGGTGAGTGCCCGTGCCGAACGTGCAAAAAGATTTTTTAGAACTAATAAATGATGCTATGGTGGATACAATATATTCTTTGGGACAGAAGGTGTTGTTCGAAGCTAAAAGTACTGTCCCTGTCAAAACAGGTAGATTAAAAGCCACGGGCACCATCTCCAAAATATCGGGGGGTTGTAGAATCACATTCGGAGGTTCTGAGGCCCCATACGGAGGAATTGTTGAAAACGGGAAAGAGGCAGAACCCTTTGATAATAGTCCCTATGTAAGTTTGGTTAAACGCCATACAAGACGAACTTCTACAGGTACAGTAAATGTAAAAAATTATACACGAACTTCTATAGGAAAGAGACCTGTTCAACTAGAGGACGGTAGTTGGGTGACGCTTAGGCAGCTTCCTGCGGTGAAAGGGACTGGGTTTTTAAAGAAGGCGTTGGAAAAAACATTGGCAGATAAATTAGGAGAACAAGTAGCGGCTTCATTTCCTAAAATAATGACACTTAAAGTTTAAGATATAGAGAGGAGGACATTATGCAAGATAAGCATGGTACAGTTGATATACGTCAAGTAACTCCTGAACAAGAATTTATTGTGGCTAGGCATTCTAGATTAGTAGGAAAGGTATTGGATTTGCTTGAAGCAGCAGTGCCTGAAGGAACCCAATGTGATAAGCTAAAGAAGCTTGTACAGGTTCCTCTTTATGATTTTAGAAATGATATGCTTAAGTTGGTAACGACATCACAAATACCTAAAGTAGAAGATTTCTAGTATATTGTTAAATTTTACTAGAATCATAGTATAATGTATATGTAGCTCTTGGTGCTACTAATTTTTATTGCTTGCAAGAAGGTCGGCGGTGGCTTAGACCAACTTTCTTAGAGAGCTAAACGCTATCTTAAGGAGGAAAATAATGGCAGAAAATGATGTGCTAACTAGGTTGGATAAACAGATGGAAGGGAATAGTTTGGCTCTTTCGGCTGTGGCAGAGGTACTTCAGAAGATGGAGGGCCGAATGCTGCGGGAGGAAGAGATGATTTCTAAACAGATGGAAGATGAGAGTAATGCGTCTGAAAGAGAGGCACTTATAAAGGCCATCGCTGGCGAAGTAGTTTCTGTAATTAAGCAGGGAGGTATGGACGTAGACGGTAAGAAGACTCGTCCAGCAGCCAAGACTCCTTCATATACTGCAGACACTGAAAAGCCTGTGAGTCCTGCATCGAAGATTGAAGACCAACAGGCTACAATTCAGGCGATGCTAAAGAATGAAGGTGCTAAGGATGATGATGAGGACGCTGAGTATCCTAAGGAAGAGAAGGGGCAGGATGAGGATGACGATGAACCCAAGAAAGGTTATGCCATGAAGGGTGACGCAGAAGAGGATGGAGAGGAATCGGAAAAGAAGCCTAAGATTGAGAATGCTGAGGATGATGACGATGAGGACGCTGATGACGGTGAGGAGAAGGGTTACAACAAGGCAATGGCTAAGGAACTAGATGCTCTTAGGAAGCAGATTGCTGCATATGAGGCTGGAATGCAGAAGGCCGTGCAGGATGAGACGGAGACTCGACTCCGCAAGATGGGCTTCAAACAGGAGACTAGTTTGCAGAGGCCGTTACAGATTGAAAGCCCCGCCCCCAGTGGACTAGGCGTTGATGGAACCGCCCCTATTAAGAAGGGCGATGCTTCTGCAGGAGATACCGCAGAGCAGCTTATGCAGCTTTCCTATAAAGACCTTCGTGAGTTACAGGCACGAATCGAAATGGGAGAGACCGACGGTGTTCCAGCAGAATTACTAAATAGATAACAAAATTTTAAAAGAAGGAGAGACACACTATGGCTAACCCAAGTTTAACAGAATATATTTCACAGTCACAGCGTGGACTATATCAGTCAGTCTTCGGGCCAGAGTACTTGATGAAACAGTCGTACTTTACCGTTGATACTGCTACTGGT